TCGTCCACGCAAGTTCGCAGTCGGCAAAGTCTGTGTCGCCGTTCAGCTTGTCCCAGACAAGCCAGCAGGACGTTGGCGGGAGCGCGTAGTAGTTTCCGCCAAAGATGATTTGGGTCTTGCCCAAGTCTCTGACCATCTGCATCAGTTCGTCGCTGATTGGCTGATCGTCCCAGCTATCGTCGCCGTAGTCTTTCTGGTAAAGTCCTTTGACGCGGGGGCTAAAGCCGGTGGTCCGCGTTTTGGCCTTTCCGGCGCTTTCTCCGATCCCATAGGGGGGGTCTGTCAAAACGGCGTCGTGCTGCTCGATGCCGTATAGGACGTGAGCGCAGTCTCCTAGTATCAGACGGCAATCCCCGATGATTTCCTCACGCATCACCTGTCTCCGCAAACGGAAACCCAATAACCCGCGCCCGTATCAGAACGCTTTGCTCCAGCCGGTTAAGCGCTTTTGCAACTTCCGCTACGGGACGATTGGATAGTGAGCCGGACTTAACGATTTGGTCCTCTGCGGGATGCCAATTTCCGGGAGCTTTAACCATTGTCATCCTCCCAAACTGAAAACAGCAAGTGGCGCTTTGCAGGAACCGGCCTCGTCCGCACCGGCTCAGGCTCAGGTTCTGGCCTTGGCACAGTCAGGTGATCCCCTCGCGCAAAGGCCATTGCCAGAGCTTGCACAAACCGCTTGTCAGCCTCCCGGTGTCTCGCTTCGGCTTGTCGGTCCTGATCAAACCCGTTTGCATACTGGCTGGTCAAGGCGGAACGGCCAAGGTCTTTCTGCCACGGAATGCCGATGCTTCTGGCGCGCTCCCGGATCACAAACTCCGTCCGGCCCAGTTTCTCGCCAATCTCAGCGGGCGAGAAGCCTAGCTTTTTCATCTTGCGGATTGTGTTATCCTGAACGGACGTGAACCAATCTCTAGGCTGCCTCACGATAGCCTCCGTTGCGGGCTTTGCTCATCGTGCGCTCATAGCCCTTGGCCAGCACATAGAAGGCAAAGTCAGGACCGCCCGCCTTACGGATTTGAACAGCTTGCCGGTAGCTAATTCCGATCCGCTCACAGTGAGCGCGAACGCCGTGCAGGATAGTGGTATGGTCACGGCCACCGATGCGCCTAGCAATCTCTGGATAGGACAGATGCGAGCACTCGACAAAGGCTCGGTAATAGACCTCCTGACGCGGCCTGACGATGTGTCTGGACCTAGCCTGCCCTGTTAGGGCTGCGATGGTCAGGCCGTGGTCTAAGGCCACCTCTCGCAGTATGTTGGCAATCGTTTGCCTCATGTCTCTTTCCCCTTAAAAGGCCTCTTTGGCCATGTGGTTTTAGTCTTTGGAAACGGACGGGACGGGATTAGCGGCTTGTCCCGTTTTGCGCGGCGGGCGGCTTGGCCTGTCTCGCCAGCTTGCGCCTTCGCCTTGGCTATCCGCTTAACGTCGTCTCCGGTTTTGTCTGTCCGGTGACAAGCCTTGTGGGCCACCCTCAGATTGTCGTCGCTGTCATCGAAGGCCAAAGCCCAAGGGATGATATGGTCTAGCTCGTAATCTTCCCCGGCTAAAACCTTCCGTTTGCACAGGTGGCAGACACCACCGTCACGAGCGAACAGGCGCAAACGGCGAGCCTTGGACATTGAGGGTCTAGGCGGCGCAGCGGTCACGTCTCGAAAATCTCCACACCATGAATCGCCAGCATTAGCTTTTTCTTGAGCCGGTAAACCGGGGTTTTCATGCCCTTCACGTCCTCGACCACAACACCAGCACCAAACGGAGTGCCGTACTGGAAGTCAGCTTTGTAGGTGCATATCAGACAGTTGTTGACGACCAGCCGGAACGAGGGCTGAATCTCTAACCCGGTGATTTGACCGGCTCGCTCTAGCAGCTTGAGTTCCCCATACCGGCGAGCTTCCTTGGCTGAGTCGAACGTAATCCCGTCGACGACGGTTTTCCGGTTCTGGTACTTCGGAGCTTTCATCGCTCCACCTTCCAGCTAGATACGGTAGGGGGAGGGGTCATTTGGAAAGGATCGCGCCCAAAACGATGAACTCAGCGATAGCTAGAAGGCCGCACCAAACGGCAAGTCCGTAGCGTTTTTTGGCGGTAAATACGGCTGACCCGGCGGCCCCCAGCATTCCGAAGAACAGCGCGGTCATCATTTGCCCGTCTCCACCCTCAACTCCTCGACACTCAAAGCCCGAAGAGCCTGATATATCGACGCTCTGGACTTCTTCTGTTTGACGGCCTTGGCAAGTTGGACTTTCAGCGCGTCGCGTTCACGGGCGATGGCGGCAAGGCGTTCGTTCTTTGTCAGCGGCATGGGCGGAACGACAAACTCAGGATTGACCCACACCCAATCTTTCGGGTTGCCGTGATTGACTTTTGCCGAGCGCAAAAACCACGGCCAACGGGTCAGGCGGCGAAGTGCGTTAAGCATCGGTTTGCTCCCTTTTTGCGGCTCGCGTAGCTGCGGCCTTGGCTCTAGCGGCTTCCATGTTGGCGGCCTTGCCAGACAGGCGCTCAAGTTCGGACTCATAGAAGGCGACAGCTTTTGACCGCGCCTCATCTGGCGTTGCCGCGTGAATGGCGACGGGAAGCCAATCAATCTTCGTCTTGCCCTTGGCTCCGGCCATCGGCATACGGATACGGGCGATAGCGCCGTTTTCTGCGCTGTCCCATGTGACTACTTCGTAAGTCATCACTTGCTCCGGTATTTGATGACGGTGACGCGCTCGACACCAACCATGTTGCAAAGCTGTTCGGTTGGTGCGCGGTGGCCCCGCAGAACGTCGCTTAGAACGGTCTGATTGACGCCAGTAGCTTCGCACCACTCCTTGCGCTTGCCGTCTCCGACCATGCGCTTGATGGCCTTAACGACTTGATCTCTTGTCATGCGTCCTCCTAATGTTGTCGTGACGGTATGCGAACATAATCGTACAATCAAGCGAAAAGATGGCTTGACGACCCATCCGCTGCTGTGGCTATATGTGTCCAACAAGGGAGAGACGCATGACTAACTTCAAGACCAACTCCAACCTGTTCCTTGGCCCGATGGCTTGGGTCAAGAACGGCATGAAAGTCGCTATCGACGCTAACAAGGCTGGTCACGTCGAGATTACCCGCCACGGTGCCTACGTCACTTGGCACACCGGATGCACCCTGATTGGAGGCAAGTGATGACCGCGCAAACGAAACTCGACAACGCGCTTGACCAGTTCGCCATGGAGAACGGCGACGGCTTTTATTGCCGCGATTGGTCCAGCGCATACGAATATCAGGACGAGGGCTTTGCAATGGCAGAGCGTGCCGTTGCCCTTGGCGTTGCCGAGGAAGACCGTGAAAACTGGCTTGAGGAGCAGCGCGAGGCGTTCCCCCAGTCGGCCCGCTACCTGATTGCGGTGGCCTCTGACTATCGCCTTGCCGAAATGGCAGAGGAAGCCAAGACGCCAGCCCGCACAGACTGGCTCTCCGTTGCTGCTGACATTGCGGGGGCAAAGTGACCGACATAACCGAATCCATCCGCGCCGTCCGTCACTCAGGCCAGTTTGAGCCGTGTATGTCATCACTTACCGTTGCGATTGGTGATGTTGAGCGGCTGACTGATCTGCAGCCCGACCAGATGGAGCGGCTATGGAAGGCCGTGGCCCGTCTAGGCAATGCAGTTGCGGCCAAGTCCGATGACTGACCGCCCTCTCGCCCGCCTTCACGAAGGCCATCTACAGCTAGACCGTGGCGGCGTATATGAACCAGCCACCCGTCTTAGCGTCCGCGTGATGCTGCAATCATTCCAGCACAAACCGGGGCCAGACGCAGCGCGATACGTCCGCGATTGTCGAGCCGCTCTGCAACAATACGACAAGGCAATGGAGGAAGCCAAGTGACAGTGAACTTTGAGGCTCTAGCCGCGCCGTTCCCGCCTGACGCTGTGTCGTGGCGTGTCGGGACCAGCAACAAGAAAAAGCGCCAGAAGGAAACCGGCGACAACTTCGCCAAGGCCACTAAGGGTATCGCTCTGGCCTATCTGGACGCCCGCGACGTGATGGGCCGTCTGGACGCCGTATGCGGCCCCGGTGGCTGGCAGAACCGTTATAGCCACACGGCGGGAAAGACCGTCTGCGATATTGGTATCAAGGTCGGGGATGAGTGGGTCTGGAAGGCTGACGGTGCGGGTGATTCCGACATTGAGGCGGAAAAAGGCGCGCTGAGTGACGCTTTCAAACGGGCGGCGGTTCGTTGGGGTGTTGGTAGGTATCTCTATGCCGTGTCGTCGCCGTGGTGTGATCTGGACGAACGCGAGCAAATCACCGAGGCCGACCGCAAGAAACTGCGGGCGCTGCTGACCAAGGCTGTCCCCGAGTCGCATCCCGCGATTTCGGTATCTGTCACGGTCGAGCCGGGCCAGCCAAAGACCCCGGTGCTGACGCTTGCCGAGCGCGCCGACCGCTTCGAGGACGTGTTGCGGAATACGAAACCCGCCGATCTGGCGAAGGTGTGGGCCAACGGTGCCGAGCTTTGCGCGCAACTTGATACCGCCATGCCGGAGCGGCTGGTGGAACTAGAAGAACTATACAAAGGCCTGACTGACGTGGCCGAAACCCCTTTTGTTTGAGGACAGAATGAAAAACATCACGATTGCAGGGCGTCTGACCAAAGACGCCGAACAACGCACCACGCCGGGCGGCGACAAGGTGGCGGGCTTTTCCGTCGCCGTTGATGACCGTTCCGCTAAGGACGCCTCAACCATTTTCTTTGAGTGCAATCTGTGGGGAGCGCGTGGCGACAAGTTGGCGCAATACCTGACGAAAGGCTCTAGCGTCACCGTGACGGGCGATCTGACCCGCCGCGAGTACGAGGGCAAGACCTATCTAGGCGTCCGCGTGGATAATTTGACCCTGCAGGGCGGGAAGTCAGAAGCCAAGGGCGGTGGTGGCGGAAACGATGAGTTTAGCGGACCGGCAGGCAAAACGGATTCGCGAGCGCAGTTTGACCTAGACTCGGACATTCCTTTCGTTCGTCAGGTTTTCAGCTATGAAAGTTGAGCCGATCCCCAACGCCCGGCCCTATGACCTGATCCGGGAGCATATCGAGGAACTGTACGCGGAGGCCAAAAACTTTGCAGACGGTGAGCCGATTGCAACGCCGGGCCAAGCCGAGGCCGTCCAGACGCTTATGCGTCAAATCCAGCAAGCCGAGAAAGCGGCGGATGCGGAGCGGGTGAAGGAAAACGAACCTTTCGATGCCGGTAAGGCCGAGGTGCAGTCTCGTTACGCGCCGCTCATCGGCAACACAAAGGCTGTCAAGGGTAAGACGGTGCAGGCGGTCGAGGCGCTTAAGGCCTGTCTCGCGCCGTGGCTGAAGAAACTGGACGATGAGCAAAAGGCCAAGGCCGAGGCGGCGCGTCTGGTAGCGGAGAAGGCTATTCAGGACGCTGCGGAGGCCATGCGCCAAGCCCAAAGCGCAAACCTTGCCGACCGAGAGGACGCGGAGCAAAAAGCGACCGAGGCCCAAGCCGCTATGAAGGCCGCGAAGGAGGCAGAGAGCGCAAGGCCGCAAGCGTCTGGCCTTGGCCGTGCCGCCACCCTTAGAACGACTTACAAGGCCGTTTTGGTGGACGCTCAAGTTGCTGCGGGCGCATACTGGAAGCAAGACCCGACCGCGTTCAATGCATTCCTGCAAAAGCTGGCAGATGCTGACGTTGCGTCTGGACGCCGTTCGATCCCCGGCTTTGACGTGGTCGAAGAAAAGACGGTGGTGTGAGCAAGGCTGCGATCATCTTGAGGTCTAAGCAGGACCGTGAGAAAGTGTGCGGGTGGGTTTGGGCGCTGCCTGACCTATCCCGCATCACCCTCGCACGGCCTAAGCGCAGCCTGCCGCAAAATGATAAAATGTGGGCGATGCTGACTGAGCTTGCCGAGCAAAAGCCGATCCATTGCGGATTGCCTATGGACCCGGTGAAGTGGAAGGCCGTGATGATGCAGGCGCTAGGCGCTGAAATGGTGATGATGCCGACGCTGGACGGACAGAACTGGTTTCCGCTTGGCTTGCGTTCCTCCGACCTAGACCGGCAAGAAATGAGCGACCTAATTGAGTTTATGGCCGCTTGGGGAGCGCAGAACGGGGTTACATTCTATCATGACGCATGACCCATTATACGCGACTCGCTCCTACTCCTGCGAGAAAAGCCGTAACGCCAGAGACGCATGGTTAGCCTATCGATCTAGCCAAGGGATGCCTGTTGTCCAGATGCTTGGACGGTTTGACGCCGTGCCTCCGGCGTTTGCGAAACAGTGGGCGGCGATGCGAAAATAAATCACAGCGGGGTGTTGACGGACCGGTCCGGTGGTGTATGTTGGTCTCAACAAAGGGAGACCAGCCATGACCACCGCAACGCAAACGCTGTCAATCCGGGGCTACGAAGGCGAGTGCTATTGCGACCATTGCGGTCGCGCCCTTCAACACGGCGTCCGGACAGACGCTCTTGGCGTTATCGGTGCCGACTGCTTCAACAAGCTGATTAAGGCCGACCGCAAGCGTTTCAGCGGCAACGGCAAGCCCGGCGCTTCGCTGGTCCGCACTTTCGCCGCGCTGCGTGAGCGCCGCTCGGACGCAGACCTTTCGCGTATGGGCTACCACGCCCCCACTTCCTTCACTTTTGAGGTGGCGTGATGCGCGGTATTTGGTTTGAAGAATACGAGCGGCTTTACAACGAAGCGGATGACGGCGAACCCGATCCGCAGGCTGTTGCCGAGGCTGTAACAGAACGCTTCGCAACCGCGGCTGATCGCTACCGCGATGCTCAAAAGTATGAGGGTTACGAATGAACGCCGACTCTACCCGTAAAGCCATCCGCCGATCTATCCTCAAACAGTCAGGCTCAAAGCGTATCGAGGTCGTCCTAGACGCTGGCCAGCTTATTGATCTGGAAACAATCAAACAGGCTTACGGCTATAACAATGCGGAGGCTGTCAGCTACGCAATAAGCGCGGCGAGACTTGTCTTGACGAGAGACAGAAAGGCTTAAACCATGACGACGATGCTGGATAAAATGTCCCGCGCTATCGTTGAGGCAGGATTTCCCGCCGAACGGATGAGCATGGACGAAGCCGAAGTCCTCGCCCGCGCTGCCCTTCAAGCTATAAGGGAGGTTGACGAAGATACCTTTCGAGCCGGTGAAATGGCGATGCCGGGGTATAATGATTGCGGACCCGGCGAGCCTTGGCTGGCCATGATCGACCACATTCTGTCTCAAGGTCATGGCAAATGACCGCAAAAACAGTTAGATTTGTGGAACGCGCCGGGAGATTCTACCGCCTGTATCGAGGCGGCTTCGGTGCAGATTTCCCGGTTGGTCCGTATGAGACACGGGAAGCCGCATTCGCCGCGCCGGATGATTTTTGGCAGGCAATGGCCGCGCCGATGCTCGCTTCTAGTCCTCAGGCAGAAATCCTAGAGGAAAAGCCGGAATGACGCGGCCTTGACCCGCCAAGCCCTCTAAGGCATTATGCGTCTCGCTCTAAGGCCCCGCTACGGCTTAAGCCTAGACGCAAACCACGGAGACGCAGATGGCCGGTCTAGGCCGACCCTCTGACTACACGCAAGAGATTGCGGACGAGATTTGCACAAGGCTCGCTAACGGGGAATCGTTGCGGGCTATTTGTGCTTCTGATCGTGATGATTGGATGCCGTCCATCGGCACAATCTTGCGGTGGGTTAGCGAGAAGCCTGAGTTTCGGGAACAATACGCGAGGGCTAGAGAGGTTCAGGCTGAGACACACGCGGATGAAATCGTGACCATCGCTGACGGCGTTTCATGTGCTGACCCTAGCGCGATTGACGTTGCGCGTGACAGGCTGCGGATTGATGCCCGCAAATGGGTGGCGTCCAAACTGCTGCCGAAGAAGTATGGCGACAAACTGCAAGCCGAACTGTCAGGCCCTGACGGTGGCGCTATCGCGGTCACATGGCTGAAACCAGAGTAATCCCCTACGCCCCTCGTCGGGTGTTTCTGCCGTTCCATAACCGAACGCAACGCTTTGCCATCGGTGTGGCTCACAGGCGGTGCGGTAAGACCGTGGCCTGCATCAATGACATGATCCGCAATGCGGTGGTGTCCGATAAGCCAAACTATCGAGCGGCCTATCTTGCGCCGTATCTGAAGCAGGCAAAGGACGTGGCATGGGAGTATCTGAAACGATACAGCCAGCCGATCTGGGCCAAGCCGCCGAATGAGTCGGAACTGTATGTTGAGCTAATCGGCGGCAAGCGCATCAAGATTTACGGCGCTGACAACCCAGACGCCTTGCGGGGTGGCTATCTGGATGACGCCACGCTGGACGAGTACGCGGATATGTACCCCGGCATCTTCGGGTCGATCATCCGCCCCATGCTGGCTGACCGGCAAGGAACAGCTACGTTCATCGGGACGCCAAAGGGACGCAATGCGTTCTTTGATATGTTCGAGCGGGCTAAGAACGATCCCGACTGGTTTCCGTTCTTCTTGCCTGCCAGCGAGACGCAAATCCTGCCGCAAAGCGAACTGACCGCTGCTGCTAGGGAGATGACGCCGGAGCAGTATGAGCAAGAGTTTGAATGCTCGTTTGAGGCGGCAATCATCGGCGCTTACTACGGTAAGGACATGGCCGAGAGCGAGCGGGCTGGACGGATCACAGACGTTCCGTATGACCCTGCCTTGCCGGTTTATACCACTTGGGACTTGGGTATCGGGGACAGCACGGCGATCTGGTTCTGGCAGGCTCACGGCGCTGAAATCAGGGTGATCGACTTCTATGAGGCCAGCGGCGAGGGGATAGACCATTACGCCAAGGTTTTGCAGGCCAAGCCGTACAAGTATGAGGCTGACTGGGTTCCGCATGACGCACGGGTGCGGGAGCTAGGCACAGGCCGGACGCGCATTGAAACGATGATGGCGCTGAAGCTCAAGCCAAAGCTGGTGCCTAATCACAAGGTGCTCGACGGCATCAACGCGGGCCGAGTGTTGTTCCCGCGCATCTGGTTCGACCGTGACAAGTGCAAGGCCGGGCTAGAGTGCCTGCGCCAGTACCGCGCGGACTATGACGAGAAAGCCCGCGTGTTTCGTGACGGGCCTAAGCACGACTGGACTAGCCACGCTGCCGACGCGTTCCGATACCTTGCGATGGCGTATCGTGAGATTAAGCCGGAGGTCAAGGCTGCTGACAAGCCGGTGCTAGGCGTCCGTGACATGACATGGGATGACTTGATGGCCGGACAGCCGTCTAGGGCTAGGCATGAACGCGCATGATCGTTCTATCGACAAGCGGACCCGCGCACGATATGTTCCCGCGAACGCTTGCGAGGGGCTATGCTTCCCACTGAACCGGAAAACGAAGCCGTAACGCTCGTCACCAAATGGATTGACGAGATAAATCTTGCCGAGCAAGAGCTTCAGCCGTGGTGGCGGGCTGGCGACGTTATCGTGCGCCGCTACAAGAACGAAAACCGCAACCGAGGTGGCGGGCGTCCGTCCGTGGACTACCTCGCGCGACGCTTTGCGGTGCTGTGGTCTAACGTCTGTACCCTTCAGCCTGCCATCTATGCCAAGCAACCCAAGCCGCTGGTGGATCGCCGCTATCGCGACGACGATCCGGTCGGCAAGGTTGCCTCTGACGTGCTGGAGCGGGCGCTTGGGTTCAGCCTCGACCAATACGACTTTGACGGACGCCTAAAGCATTGCGTTCTGGACTATCTGCTGCCGGGCCGTGGCCAAGTGTGGATGCGCTACATCCCGCACATGAAGACGCTGAATGCGGAGGATGACTCCGAGCTTGGCGAAGGCGAGGAAGACGCTGACCGTGACGAGGTTGGCGAGGTCGAAACGCCGGAAGCAACTGAGGAAGTGGTTTACGAGGAAGTCCAGTGCGACCACGTCGCATGGAAAGACTGGCTGACCAATCCCGCGCGAGAGTGGGCAGAGGTCCGGTGGGTGGCTCGCCGCGTCTATATGACCAAGGCTGAGTTGGTGAAGCGGTTTGGCGAGGAAAAGGCCAAGCTGGTTCCGCTTTCAACAATGTCCACTGGCACAGACACGGCCACGGATGCGCAGCGCCAAGCCAACAAGACGGCTGAGGTCTATGAGATTTGGGACAAGCCGAGCAAAACGGCGTTTTGGGTGTCCAAGGGCTACACGGGCGGCGTTCTGGATGAGCGCGAAGACCCGCTTGGCCTGAGAGAGTTCTTCCCATGCCCTGCCCCGCTCAACGCGACGGTTGGGCCTGATAGCACGATCCCGGTGGCTGATTACGTCATGTATCAGGATCAGGCTGAGGAACTGGACGAACTGACGGCCCGCATTGGCAAGCTGCAAGACGCGCTGCGGATGGTGGGTGTTTATGCCGGTGAAGCCAACCGAGAGCTTCAGTTGGTGTTCTCGCCGGGCAATGAGAACAAGCTGATTCCAATCGACACGTTCGACCTGTGGAAAGAGAAGGGCGGCGTTAAGGGCCTGATCGAGTGGGTGCCGGTGGATATGGTCATCCAGACGCTCAAGGGTTGCTATGAGGCGCGCGGGCAAGTCCTGAATGACATTTACCAGATCACCGGCCTGTCAGACATCATTCGAGGCGAGAGCAACCCCAACGAGACGGCAACGGCTCAACGGCTGAAAGGCCAGTGGGGTTCGTTGCGTGTTCGTGACCGTCAGCGCGACCTTCAACGGTTTGCGCGTGATGCTATCCGGCTCAAGGCTGAGATCATCGCGGAGCATTTCAGTATTGATACGCTGAAGGCCATGACGAACGTGAAGCTTCTGACGGCGGCTGAGAAGGCCCAGATTGAGCAGATCATGCCCATGATCCAGCAGGCGGAACAAGCGGGCCTGCCAGTGCCGCCCGGTTTGGCTCCCCCGCCTGAAATGCTGGAGCTTATGAGCGAGCCAACATGGGATGAGGTGCAGGCGCTGCTGAAGAATGATGCGCTGCGTTCGTTCCGCATTGACGTTGAGACTGATTCGACCGTGGAGCCGGACGAGAACGCGGCCAAAGCGGCATTCACCGAGTTCACGGGTGCGGTGGTTGGCTTGATGACTGCTGCGGCTGGTATTGTCCCGACTGCGCCTTACACGGCCCCGCTGTTTGCGGAAATCTTGAAGCAAGGCGCACGGACGTTCAATGTCAGCCGGTCGATGGAAGACGTGATTGATAAGGTGTTTGAACAGGCAGAGGCCGCGCCGCCTGTCCAGCCGCCGGGTCCGCCACCGCCTGACGAAACAGCGGTGCAGGTGGAGCAGATGAAGTCGCAAACGGCCCAGATGCAGGCTCAGATCGAGCAACAGCGCACCCAGATGGAAGGCCAACTAGGGGCGGCTGAACTGCAACTGAAAGGCCAAGAGCTTCAGGTTAAGGCTGCGGCTCTCTCCCGTGACCCGACCCCGCAAGGTGTGGCATGACGCAGCAGGGATTGAGGCAGGCCAGCGCCCGTGACTTGAGCGGGTTCGCAACCGAGACAAACTACAACGAAGACCTGTTGCGCCTGTTTGATGCGGAAAGCGTCCCCGCTGGCACGTTCAACGAGCGTCAGTTGCGGTGGATCAACACGCGCATGGGGGCGAGCTACACCAATCTTGATGAGGCCATGCAGGCTTATGCGACAAGCCAAGGCGCGGCTAACTGGTCTGCGATGGGTGCGCTAGAGAACACGGTAAACTTCACGCGGGCCATGCCGTTTGGAGCGACCTACACGCGCACCGGAGCGGCCACGGGACTTACGACTGCTGGAGCGTTTCAGACGTTTGCGGCTGACGTACCGCAGCGGACTGATCGGGGTTTGGCGCTGGAACCGGCGCGGACCAACGCGATCCTGAATAGCGGTGACGCGACGCTGTTTGCGGGCACCAACGGCTGTTCGATGGTCAAGCTAACGCAGACGTTGCCACCGTTCGAGCGGGTGAGCCTTGCATCGGCCAACAGTGCCAATAACCGCATCCGCGCGGCAGCAATCCCCCTAACCAACAGCGCCGTTTACACGGTCAGTTACATTTACGAACTTGGCACCAGCGGTTTGCTGGCATTGTTTGCCGATGGCACGGTGTCTGCCGCTGCCCGTCGTGATGAAGACGGCCTGTGGATGTATACCGCAGGCACGAACGGCACGTTCAGCGGCGCGGTCGATACGGTGCTGACCGGCTCAATCCGGCGCGTGGTGCTGACGTTCACTGCTGCGGCGCTGGTGGTGGGCGATGTGCAATTTGGCGCAGGCCCAAATACCAATACGGGCGGGCTAACGAGCATCCAGCACTTCATGCAGCATGAACCAGGGGTCTTTGCCACCTCACCAATTGTGTCAGCCGGAACGGCTTTGACGCGCGGCCTGCCGGTGTTCACCGAGCCGGTGCCGCCTGCCCGCACCAAGGCGCTGCTGACCTACGCGGACGCTAGCACGACGCTTGTAACCGGCCTGACGCCGGGCGGGACGTTTGATGTGGCTACGGCTGTCATTGGTGCAGGCAAGGGCCGCTTCAACGCATCGGAACTTGTGTCGAGGGTTTGGCAAGCGTGAGCCGAGCAACCTATCGCAAATGCCAATCCTGCGGCAACATTCACGACGTTGCCGCATGGCCCCGCCCCTGCCTTGAGCAGTTTCGCAAAGCCCGGTCGGATTTGCCTATGCCCGCCATTCGGTCGGATGGGATGGACCCGATTCTCAACCACGCCAACGGGCTGATGTACGACAGCCGATCAGCCTATGAGCGCGGCGTGAAAGATGCGGGCTGCGAGATTATCGGCGGTGAGAAACTGACCCCCAAGCCACGGCCTACGCTGTCGGACCGTGAGCTTAAGCAGGACATCAAGACGGCAATGGATCAGGTGGAGGCCAGACTATGAGCGACATGGAAGACGACATTCGGGCGGCAATGGCAGAGGTGAGCGGCAACGCGCCAGAGCCTGCGCCCGTTGAGGAAGTGGTGGTCGCGCCTGAAGCGGTCATTGCAGAGGCAGAAACGCCCCAAGAGGACGCGGAAAAACCTGCGGATGGACGCGAGCGAGGCCCTGACGGCAAGTTTATTGCCAAAGCGGCTGAAACCGTGCAAGATACACCTGACCAGCCGTCCAAGGACGATACGGACCCTCCTGAAAAGTGGGCCAGCCGTGTCCCAGCCTCATGGTCGCCAGAAGCAAAGGCCGAGTTTGCTAACCTACCCAAAGCTGTCGTTAAGGCCATCGGCAAGCGCGAGTGGGAAATCAATCGAGGCTTAAGCCTGAAGGACAACGAAATTAAGCGGTATGAGCCGCTGGAACAACTTATTGCTCCCCGCCGCGACCTTTGGGCCGCACAAGGGATGGATGAGGCCTCAGCAATCAAAACGCTGCTTGCGGCGCAAGATTTGTTAGAGCGTGATCCGAAGCAGGGCCTTGAGTTTCTAGCTCGTTCGTACGGCGTCAACATTGCCAGTCTATCGGCCCAGCCGCAGGGACAGCCTCAACAGGCCCAGCCCGTGCCGGACAGCCACCCAGAGATTGCAGCCCTTAAGCAGCAACTCCAAGTCCTGCAAAGCCAAGTCCAGACGGCGCAGACCGCGCCTATCGTCAGCCAGATTGAAGCCTTCCAGAACGATCCAGCCAATCTGTATTTTGAGAACGTCCGCGACGACATGGCGGTGCTCTTGAACAACGGAAAGGCAGCGGACCTTAAGGAAGCCTACGACATGGCTTGCTGGATGAGGCCGGACATTCGCCCGTTCCTGCAAACACCGCAGGCCCCGGCGGCTCCCGTGCAGGACAAGGCAGCGCAAGCGCGACGGGCGGCTGTCAGCGTCACTGGATCGCCGGGACAAACGGCCATCCGCAAATCCAATGGATCAATCGAGGACGATATCCGCGCTGCTTTTGAGGAAGTCGCCGGTACGGCCTAGGAGAAGTTAAATGACCTCCCCGAATGTTTCGGAAATCGCAACCACTACCCTGCGTAACCGCACGGGCAAGCTGGCCGATAACGTCACCAACAACAACGCGATTCTGTCGCGTATGCAGCGCCGTGGCACCATCAAGCCGGTTTCCGGCGGGCGCACCATCCTGCAAGAGCTGGAATACGCTGAGAACGTCACTTATCAGCGTTATTCGGGCTACGAAGTGCTCAATATCTCGCCTAGCGACGTGTTCACCTCGGCTGAGTTCGACTGGAAGCAAATCGCCGTTAACGTGACCATGAGCGGTCTGGAGCAACTGCAAAACTCCGGCGTTGATGCCATCATTGACCTGCTGGCCTCGCGTATCAAAAACGCTGAGAAAACCATGCAGAACGGTGTGGCCGAAGACCTGTACTCGAACGGTACGGCGTCGGGCGGCAAGCAGATTGGTGGCCTTCAGCTTCTCGTGGCTGACGATCCCACCACCGGCACTGTCGGAGGCATCAACCGGGGAACGTGGAATTTCTGGCGTAACCAGAAGTTCCAAGCGACCTCAGACGGTGGTTCGGCTGCTACGGCTGCCAACATCACCCGCTTTATGAACACCCTGTATCGCCAATGCTCGCGCGGTACGGATAAGCCTGACCTGATCCTCTGCGATGACAACTATTTCGGCCTCTATGAGTCGTCGCTTCAGGACATCCAGCGCGTCACTAACCCCAACGAAGCGGACGCTGGTTTTGTCTCGCTGAAGTACAAGGGCACTGACGTTGTGTTCGACGGTGGTTACGGCGGGGCCTGCCCTGACAACCACATGTACTTCCTGAACACCGGCTACATCCACTGGCGTCCTCACAAAGACCGCAACATGGTCCCGCTTGAGGAAGTCCGGTCGATCAATCAGGATGCCATGGTCAAGCCTATCGTCTGGGCGGGTAACATGACGCTCTCCAACGCCTTCCTTCAGGGCGTTCTGTTCCAGTCGTAATCTCTCTCGAAAGGAGAACACATCATGGCTTCGACTGCCGCTACGGTCTTCGCGACCACTCCGACTGCGGGGATTGATCTGGACGACAAGTCCTCGACCCCGGCATTTGCCGTCAACACGACGGTTCGTGCCAACGACGCGCGCCTGCACCTCTACGCTCGCGCCTCGGAGGCCCTTTCCTCGACCCAGACCATCCTGATTGGCACCAACGGCTCTGCGTCGTCGGATGCTGGTTCGGCTGGCTTCACGGTCAACACCACGGGCGGCGTTGCTGCAGGCCAGTATTTCTGGGCCAAGCGCACCGCCATCTAAGGCCTTTCGCCTTCCCTAGCCTCCACTGGGGTTAGGTGTTAGCTTAATGGCCTCGGGGTTCGTCCTCGGGGCCATTTTGCTATGGAGGTAGCTGTGAAAAAGCCAAGACTAGAAATTCCAGCGTGGCTTGCCGTGGAAATGGGCGTGTCAGCCGTGGAAGCCATGAAGGCGCAAGTTGTAGAAACTTGCGGCGGGCGATGGGTTCCGCAGATCAAGCGTGACAGCATTGTTCATGTAGGCGCGCGGAAATGATTAACGTCGTCAGCGTCCGCGTTGGGGACAAATACCCGATTGAATACGTCACCCGCCTTCACGACGGCATCGCCCGCCATCTGGACGAAGAACAAGCCCACTATTGCGTGACGGATCGTCCGGGCGAGTTGCCGGAAGGCATCACGGCAATCCCGAGCAATCCAGACTTGCCCGGTTGGTGGGCAAAGGTCGGCTTGTTTTCTCGTCGTATGCCGTGGGATGACGGTGCGGAAGTTCTGTATATGGACCTTGACGTATGCGTAACCGGCAGGCTCGAAGGCTTGCAGCACGGCATCATTCAGGACTGGCACTGGCCCTGCTATAACAGCAGCGTCATGCGTTGGCGTCATGGCGAACACGCGGACATTTGGGACCGTTTCACGCCAGACGTAATCGACCGCCCCACGGAAAGCCTTAAGGGCCTTCTCCCTGCCGGTCAAGTCAACGGCGGCGATCAAGAATGGATAAGCCAAGTCAGCGCATGGGAGACTTTCCCCGCTGATATGTTTGTCTCATACCGGAACGCGGTGTCATGGCCACCGGAGACAGCGAAGGCGGTAATCTTTCACGGTGAGCCTAAGCCCCATGAGGTGACGGAGGGGTGGGTGCCGGGCGTCTGGCGCGTTGGCGGTTATACGGCCATGCCAGAGCTAAAAGGCATGAACGTTACGCATGATTTTGCCTATGCCAATGTGCGGGCGAACGTGCTGCGGGATTTGCCGTGGTTTTCCGGTTTTGGCGAGCAAGACAAGGCTTGCGTCATCGTCGGCGGCGGTCCCTCGCTTTCTAACAGTGTGCAAGCCATCAAGGACCACCGCAGGCGTGGCGCGAAGATTATCAGCGTCAACAATGCGCTGCGATATCTGACAGAGCGGGGCGTGACGCCGGACGCTCATGTCATGCTGGACGCGCGGGAAGAAAATCTGCACATGGTTGAGGATGCGCCACAAGCCGTGCGCTATTTCCTCGCTTCACAGGTTCATCCGTGCGTGTTTGATGCGCTTTCGGGGCATGATGTTGTGCTGTGGCATAACGCAATGGGTTCCGGTGAGGAGCTTATGGAAATCATCAAGCCGTGGTTTGATGAGGGGCCGGACCAAAAGCCATGCGTTCTGGTACCGGGCGGGGGGACTGTAGGTCTGCGGGCCATCAATCTGGCGTGGCTGTCAGGCTACAAGAAAATCCACCTGTACGGCTTCGATAGTTCATATGCCGAGGGGGCACATCACGCCTACTCGCAAAGCCTGAACGACGGTGAGCCGACAATGGATGTCGTGCTAGGTGACAAGACTTACACTTGCGCCCGGTGGATGATCCGTCAGGCGATGGAGTTCCAACAGCAGCTTTTGTATTTGCGCGACCGAGGCGTTAAACTCATCGCTCATGGGACCGGTCTTATTCCCGATATGGAAAGGCTTTTGCGATGAGAATGGAGCGGCCTCCGCACATAACAGACGCGCAATGGGTCAACTGGTACGGGGCCAAGCGCCGCGACGACGGGACGTTTCAAGCGCCCATGAGTGTTGCGCATTTGATGCCGGACCCCGCCCGTACCAAGCCGTCGAAGCGCCCGCAGCCTAAACCCGTGGCCGCAACAGGTCCAGACATGACGCGTCCTGTTTGGAAGCCGTCGTTATGATGCTGGCGCTTGGGTTTCTTGCCGTTTGGCTGCTGTGGCTGCTAGTCGTCGGCATCTTTGTGAACACGCGCCGATGAGCAGTCAGTATCACGAACGCAACGACAACGACCGACGCAAGGCGTGGGCAACGCTCAAATGGTACCCGGAGCGGCTGACTGATGCTGACCGAGCACTTTTGCTGTTGGAGGAACCGGACTTTTATTTTCCGGTGGATGCCAACCGGCATTTGTATGACGAGCGGGGCTTTGCCAAGTGAAGTTGATCGACGGTCTGTGGTGGCCGGATTTTGACGTGCGCTGCCGTGCTGCGGTGGTGACTGAGTGCGCGGCGGCTATGCCTATCGTCCTGCCGTTGGTGAAGGAAAAGCGCGTCTGCGTCCAAGCGGGCGGGAATGTCGGCGTCTATCCCCTCGCATTGGCCAAGGTGTTCGATCAGGTCATCACGTTTGAGCCGGACGCGGCGAACTTCGATTGTTTGTCGATCAATGCCGATAAGTCTAACATTCAGCGATGGTGGGGCGCGCTTGGTGCGGAGCAGGGGCAATGTTCTGTCGTGCCGACAGAGAGAGACAATTGCGGCGCTCACAAGACGGTGCCCGGATCGGCGGTGTGGGTTGATACGATTGACAGCATACCGCTAGACGCCTGCGACCTGATCTGGCTGGACATTGAAGGCGCGGAGGCTGACGCCATCAAAGGCGCTATGGCGACAATCGAGAAGTTTTCGCCTATAATCGTTCTTGAGGAAAAGGGACTAGGCCCGAAAGCCGATCTGCCCGGTTATTCTCGCGTGATGCGGATTGGCAATGACACTGTGTATTGGAGGACATAGATGGAATATGTAGCGCCTGACGGACGGGACCGGATCATCCCGCGTTTCCACATTAAGCCGGTTCGCAACAACTTCCTGTCGGAAAAGGAAGGGCGAGAGGTTTGGAACGACGTTGAGTACGTCGAACTGATCGTGCCGGGCGATAACAAGAACATTGTGGATGTGGCTGTCAAGGACGAGCACCGCGAACGCTGGCCTACCAAATACGCGGCGTTCAAAGCCAACATGGAAGCCCCGGAAAACGGCACACCGCTAGAGGAGTGGGCGGGCGTGGGCCGTAGTCAGGTCATTGAGCTTAACAGCGTCCATATCCGCACGGTGGAGGCTCTTGCTGGCCTTTCAGACAGCCAGCTTGCCAAGTGCATCCCGATGGGCGGGCAGGCTCTGCGCGCTAAGGCTCAACGGTTTATTGAGCAAACTGACGCGGAAAAGCCCCTTGCGGAAATGAGCCAGCGCATCCGTGAGCTTGAGGAAAAGTTGGCTCTCGCACTTGAGGCCAAAGCAGAGAGGGAACCAGCATGAGCGGTTTGGAACGTGATGTGATGTACAAGCCCGGCGCTACCTTCTTCAAAGAAGGCAAGTTCCTGATGTTCCGCTATCAGGCGGATTCGTCGTCCGTCATCGGTCCGCGCATTGCGACCGAGGCAGACAAGAAGGCACACGGCGCAGAGTATGATATGTATCTGAAAGAAGCCTTCAACCATGCGCCGGTTGAGGCTTTCGATCACGACGGGGTGGATGGTCCCGGCGGCTCAATCCGACCCGTCAGCGACGAGCGCAAGCACGTTCCGGCGGATTATGAATCCATCCCCGCCCCTAAAAAGCGCGGGCGTCCTGCAAAGGTCTAAGCCGTGGCCAATCTGCTTACCATCGTCCAGCGGGCCTGCCGTCTGCTTTCGATCCCTGTCCCCACCGAAGTCGTCAACTCGACTGACACTCAGGTCCAGCAACTCTATGCGCTGGCCAATGAGGAAGGCGACGAACTAGCGGGGACGTATGATTGGCAGGTCATGCGTAAGCAGCACCTGTTCGATACGGTGGCGAGCGCGGTCCAGTCCAGCGCCATTCCGTCAGACTTTGACCATTTCATTGCCAACTCGTTTTTCAATCGCACGACCATGCGGATGATCTACGGGCCGATCACTCCGCAAGAGTGGCAGGCCATTCAGGCGCAGCCCCAACTCAACCGCGTGTTTCTGGCGTTTGTGGAGCGTGACGGGCAGTTTCTTGTGACGCCGACGCCTCCGGCTGGCCAAGAGATTGCATACGAGTACATCACAAAATACTGGGCAAAGTCGGCTGCTGGCGTTCCGCAGGCTGAGTTTCTAGCCGACACGGACGAAACCTATCTCGATGACAAGCTGTTTCCGCTTGGCCTCCGCTGGCGCTTTCTGAAGTCGAAGGGGCTGGATTATAGTGAAGACTTCCGCAGTTACCAAAGCGAACGAAATCAAAGAATGGCAAGAGACGGCGGCAATGGTGTAATAGATACCGCTGGTGGAGCCTATTACGGCTGGTCAACAAACATCATGGAAGGCAACTTTCCCGGATGATAGTTTTGATTAAACTGACGCGCGATTTTGTTGCCGTTGTCGATGAAGACGACAAAGACTTGCTACACGATAAATGGGCGGCATCGACAATCGGAAAAGCCGTGTATGCGGTTCGTGACATTGGCGGGCGAAAGGCAAAAAAACGTCTTCTTTTGCACCGCGTTGTGGCAGAGCGCATGGGGCTAGATTTGGTTGGGAAGGTAGTCGATCACATTAACGGTGACGGCCTCGACAATCGCCGTGTTAATCTTAGGGCGGTGACGCGCACCGAAAACGCAAGAAACCTGACCGGCAAACGCGCTAACAACACTTCTGGCTTCATGGGCGTAAGTTTTGAACCGCGTTACCGCCACAAATGGTCTGCGTTGATTTCGGACGGCAGGAAAAAAACAATTATTGGCCGGTTTGATACTGCGGAAGAAGCAAATGAGGCCCGCCTAGCGGTAGAGCGCCAAATGTGGGGCGTTCAGCCACGCCGTGAGGCTGCACACGCATGATTCTGTTCGTCACCATTTCTGACACGAAAAACCAAGAGACGCAGCGCAAGAAGATTAACTCTCTGCTTGCCGTGTATGGGCCGGGCTATGGGTCCACCTTGCCTGACGCTGCGGACAGCCCTGACGGGCGGTTGTTTTATATTGGCTCGCAGGGCTATCAGAACCGCTCGGGAGCATGGGTCGCGCTATGATGCATCTAGCGCCTTGGGAACGTGTTGGCATGGCTTACGGGGCATATCGGGCCACCATGAAGCAATGGGAAGCGCTGGCCTATGCGCTGGCAAAAACGGGTGTGCCGGTGGTGGAGGCTCTGGCAAAAACGAAGCAACAGGCGGGAGCCGGGGCCTTTAACTGATGAGACAAGCAGCGCAGCGATACGGTCGCCAGCCTTTACGGGCGCTATCTCAACAGCGGGTGTCTATCGGACGCGCTGTGCCTGCGCCTGTCGGCGGATGGGATGCACAATCCCCGCTGGCCAATATGCCTGCGGAAAACGCGGTCATCCTCGACAACTTTATTCCTCGCGCTGGTTATGTGGAACTGCGTAAGGGTTATGTGCCGTGGCAAGAGGGCCTGCCTTTGCCGACTGAATCGCTGTTGGTCTGGCGCGGTGGTGTAGCGTCAAACGCTGACGATATTTTTGCAGCGGCGGGCGGTTCAATCTATGACGTAAGCAACCAGAATGACGCGCCGGTTGAGGTGTTTTCTGGCGCTGGCAATGCGCGCTGGCAATGGATCAATTTCGCCAATGACGCGGGGACGTTCCTGATTGCAGCGAATGGGTCTGTGGACCCGATCTATTACGACGGTTCCGCGTTTGCCTCGACGGCCATCACCGGGACGGCAGGGGTGATTACCCTTGACCCGCGCACCTTGATCGACGTGATGGATCACAAGGGCCGCTTGTTTTTTGTGCAGGAAAACAGTCTGCGGTGCTGGTTCCTTGAGCCATTTTCCGTTCAAGGCACCGCCAATCTGCTGGACCTTGGCCCGATCTTCGATAAGGGCGGCTCAATCCTTTGCCAAGCCACTTGGACGCTGGACGGTGGTTCCGGGGCCGATGATCTAGCGGTATGGGTGACGACGCAGGGTCAGGTGGCCGTGTATCAGGGTCTTGATCCTTCGGACGCGAACAACTGGGCGCTTGTTGGGGTCTATGACCTTGGCCTGCCGCTCTCGCGTCGGTCGCTCATCAAGTACGGCTCCGACCTTGTAGTGCTGACGACTGACGGCGTTGTGCCGCTTTCGCAGGCGCTGAAACTGGACCGCGCACAAGAGAACCTTGTGGCGCTGACGCAGAAAATCCAGAACGCTTTTCAGCAAGCGACAAGTCGATATCGCGGCAACTTTGGATGGGAAGGCGCCCTTTATCCGAAGGGCACGCTGGCGATTTTCAACGTCCCGACGGCCAACCTGACGCGCTCGGAACAATATGTGCAGAACGTCCAGACGGGCGCGTGGTGCCGGTTTACGGGCATCAATGCGTTCTGTTGGGCCGTGGCCAATGACCAAATGTACTTTGGCGCGGCGGATTCGGTCTGTCTGTGGGATAGCGGCTATGCCGACAACACGACCGGCATTGTCGGGGATATCAAAACGGCCTTTAACTATTTTGGATCGCGCGGAAGCCTGAAGAAGTTTGAAATGCTTCAGCCGGTTCTGCGTATCGGTGCGGACCTTGCCCCGGCAGTTGAGGTGGTCACGGACTTTAAAGAAGCCATCCCCACGGCGGTTCCTACTACTATCCGCACGACGGGCGGGCGATGGGACACGGGCCTGTGGGACACCGCGTTGTGGTCTAACAGCGTGGAGACGCGCGATAGCTGGACGAGCGTTACCGGCATTGGCTATTGCGGCGCGGTGCGGATGCGTGTTGCCCCTAACGCCACGCTCTACATCGACCTTGGCGTGGATGACGATACGTCCCTCGCTTACGCGTCAGACGGCATTATCGCGATGCAAACGGCACGAAATACGAACGCGCCGTGCGAGATCATCGCCTTCAATCTGAAGTACGAGAACCAAACGGGCGGGCAGCTTTGAGGCTAGTCTCCGGCCCGTTCTCGCCTTTGGTCGCTCAGTGGGTAGCGGATCAAATCGGGCACGGGCTGGACTGGGGGCCATGCGAGGCTATTGGGGTGGTCGATAAGAACGACAATCTCGTTGGGGGTGTGGTTTTTTCAAACTTCAGGCCGGACATAGGCAACATAGAGGTCAGTTTTGCCTCCATAAAAGCAAACTGGTTGACGCCTAAGCTCGTCACGGGTATCCTTGGATACGCATTCAATCAGTTGAAATGCGCTCGGATCACCAGCCAGACCCCCAAGCGGAATCGTCGGGCTCGCCAGTTCCTCCAAAAGTTTGGTTTCAAACAAGAGGGATGTGTTCGACTTGGCTTCGGTGACGATGACTCCATCATTTCAGGCTTGCTGGCCTCTGAGTGGGCCTGTCATCGGTTCAATCGAGAACGTGCTTCCACGTGTCTCCACGAACAATCCCGCGTATCGTAGCGAAAACGCGGCCCTTTTGGCCGTTCCAAATCCAGCAGCTTTCCTGCTTGTGGACCTGATCCCAAAATCTCTGAGGAAGTTGTTTTATATTGGGAAAGTGAGTTGTGATACCCGGCAAGATCAAGTGGTAAAATATCATGGGTAACAAGCCTCGGCCCCCCGCAGCCCCTGATCCCGTCCAGCTTGCCAACGCACAAAGCGCGGCAAACACCGCTACGGCGCGTGAGCAGCAGCGGCTAAACATGGTGAATACGTCCGGCCCACAAGGGACTGTGCGTTATGTCGCTGACCCGTCCGCACCCGGTGGCTATCGTCAAGAGACGGCACTTAGTCCGCTTGAACAGCAGAACTACGAACGCTCAACCGGCGTTTACGGCAGCGCACTAGACACGGCTGGCCAGCAGATTGGCCGCGTCAACACGGCGCTTGGCCAAGGCCTAAACACCGAAGGCCTGCCCGATCTGCAAGGCTTTAACGCGCCAGACTTTGACCGCCAACGGTTTGAGGATTCGGTATATGCGAGCCAAACCCGTCGCCTTGACCCGCAGTTTGCACGGATGGAAAGGTCGCAAGATGCACGTCTTGCCGCGCAGGGCCTTGGAGCGAATAGCGAGGCTACACGAAACCTCCGATCTGATTTTGCTAGAGATCGAGCAGACGCGTATGGAGAGGCCGCGAACCAAGCTATCCAAGCCGGTGGCGCGGAGCAATCTCGCGCTATTCAGCAAGCCATTGCGGGCGGGACATTCGGTAATCAGGCGCGGACGCAGGGCTTGCAAGAGCGGGCTTACGTCCAGAACCAGCCCCTTCAGCAGCTTCAGGCTCTGTTAGGCACGGGTCAGGTCGGTATGCCGCAGGGTATCCAGTACAGCCCGACCGGCGTGGGGCAGACCGACGTGCTGGGTGCTAACGCCATGAGCCTTGGGCAACAGAATGCAAACTATCAAGCGCGCATGGCACAAAACACCGGCCTGATGAGCGGCTTGTTCTCGCTCGGATCGGCTGGCATCGGCGCTGGCTTGTTTGGTGGCGGAAGGGGCGGATAAGATGGCTCGCGCTCCCATGCCTGCCCCGCAGATGATCGAAACCCCGGCTATGCGCCGTAGCGCCCTGCTGGCCAAAATGCTTGAAGAACAGCGCCAGCCGACTGAAATCAGGGGCGGTTACGGCGAGCTGGCGGCTAGGCTGTTGGGTCAAGGCATTACGCAATGGTCAAAGGGCCGTGCGGATAAGGCAGTAGAGAGCGAAAAGACGGCTGCGGATGACGCCGTGCGCGCTCGCCTTGCAACAGCCCTTGGAGGTAGTCAGTTTCCGGGTGACCGCTCGGCTCCGGCGGTTCCGATGGCCACTGCCCTGACGAATACGCAAGAGCCGCAACAGGCCCAGACTGCCCCTGTTATGCCGGTCATGGGTTCACCTATGCCTCCGGTTGGTCAGCCCGTTCCGATGGCCGATGTTCCGCTCGTACCGCAAGCCCCGGCCTCTATTCCTCAAGCGGCTCCGCAAGGGCAAGTCCCGCCCACTCTTGCCTCGCACATCCGTCAACTAGCGGACTCGGGCGACCTGCAAGGCGCGCAGGCTATGCTAAATAACTATCAGTCTCAGCAAGCGATGATGGAAATGCTGCCGCCGGAAATCCGCAACGATCCGGTTATGGCATGGCTCGCCGCGACGAACCCGGATGAGTTCACGAAAGCCGTCTCGCAACAGTACTCCCCGCAAGTGGTGGCGGAAGGCGGCGCTCAACGCATTGCCGGAACGGATGAGACGTTCCGCAACGCTCGCACGTTTGTTGCCGGTGGCGACATCATGCAGACCGCTCCGAATGGGGTCACGGACGTTGGCGACGTGTCTCCGACCTATGGCGACAGAACGCAGCGCATCGTTGCGGAGCGTCCGCAAGTCGTCACCACGGGCGAGGGTGCGGTTACGACGTTCTACGGCCCCCAAGGCGAGATTGGCGGGCAAATCCAAGGCCGCGAGCGTCCGGTCGCTCCGTCGCCCGTCTCGACCGAGATTGCAGGCCGCATCAGTGCGATTGATACGGACGTAATGCCGACGATTGGCCGGATGCGTGAGCTTCTTCAATCGGGCGATGTGATTTCGGGGCTTGGCGCTGAACAGCGGTTGTTTGCTGCTAGGGCGGCGGCTGCGGTAGGCGACCCGAACGCCCGTCGTCAGGTGGCGGCAACGGAAGAGTATCTGAACACGTCTGGACGCCTCCGCGTCGGAATGGCCAAGTCTCTAGGGGCTAACCCGTCCAACGCGGATATTCAGCTTTTGGAGCGTGTGACGGCGGGCGACCTTAACCAGTCGATTGATGGCTTGCTGGCGACTATTGGGCAGGGCGAAGAGATGGCGACCCGTCAGCGCAGCGCGGCGCAACAGCAACTTGGCGCGGCGGCGGCTCCGGTTGGCCAAGCGTCTCCGCAGGTGGCCTATGACGCTCAAGGGAGGCGCTTCGTTGTCCGCAATGGCCAATGGGTGCCGGAGTGATCCAGCAAGCCCCGCCGCTGCCTCCGGGCCTTAGCTTTGCGCCGCCGCAGGGAGCGTCGCCTCCGCTGCCTCCCGGCTTGAGCGCAACGCCGCCCGCCCCGCGTCAACAGCGAACGTCACAGCCCGGTCCCCAATCAGCTCCGCAAGCCGCGCCTAAACCAGTTCTGAATGAACTCGGCATCACGGACGCGGAAGAACGCGACGCGCTAATTGATCAAGGCTACACGCCGGAAGAAGCCGACCGCGTCATACAAGAAAACTACGTTGCCCGCGCTGGTCCGGTGGTTGGTTATGGCGTAACCCGCGAAGAAGAACTTAGCCCGCAAGACACGCCAGAAAGCTTGCGGGCGCAGGGCTATGAATTGGACCCCGCCACAAACCGATGGGCGCGGGTGGTGGGCAGGCAAGAAGCGCCAAATATGCCAGCGCCGTTGTTGCCAAAAGCAAGTGACCTTGCCGCCCGTAATGCTGCGGAATCGCAAATGGCGGGAAGCGAAGGCGGTTTGGCTGACCGCATCCGTGCGCTTTCGTCCGGCATGAGCTTTGGCTTGTCGGATGAGCTTGAAAGAGCGTTGGTGGAAGCCCAGACGCGTGGCGAAAATCTCAATCGGCGCATTCTTGGCGAAGAAATCCCGTATACGGCAGAACAGTACGGCGAGGCCTATAGCGACGTTGCGCGCGGCAACGCAGAAGGTTTTGCCCGTGGCCGTCCCCTTCAGAATTTTGCTTTGCAGTTGGCTGGTGGGGCTATTGCGCCCGGTATGTTGCCTGCTGGTGGTTATATTGCAGGCGGCGCAACCGGTGGAGCGAGGGCGGGCCGTGCGGCACAGGTCGGCGGTGGCGTTGGTGGCGCAACTGGATTCGGAAATGCGGATGGCCCGCTTGTTGAGCGCCTAGCGCCGACCATAGAGGGCGCAGGGATCGGCGCGCTGACTGGCGCGGTTGGCCAAAGGTTTGTGGATCGGTTTGCGAGCGGCGCGGCTGGCGCTGACATGACGGCGGCTCGCCAGCTTTCGCGTGAGGGAGTGCAACTGACACCGGGGCAGATGCTTCAAGAAGCTCCGCTTGTCGGTGGCGTTATCCGCGCAACGGAAGACCGCATGGCAGGGTTTCCAATCGTCGGAGACTTTATCCAAGCCTCGCGTCGGCGCGGAATTGAAACGGCTAACTTGGCGGCGGTGAATCGCGCCTTGTCTCCGCTTGGCCAAACCGTCCCGGCTAAAATCGAACCCGGTTACGAAGCGGTTGAGTATGCCCAAGACCAGCTTGGGAAGGCTTACGCGGATGTACTGTCGCGCGTGAACGTGACCGTGGACCAGCCGCTCCAAAGCGGCATTGCTCAGGTTTTGGCGGATGCTCCGGCATCTATGGGGCAGGATCGGGCACAACAGCTTGCGGAGATTCTGTCGTCCCGCGTGATGCGGAACGTCGATCCTGCAACGGGCGCTATTGCTGGCGATGAGTTCAAACGCATCGAAACGGTTTTAGGCCAGCAACAGCGCGAGCTCACGCGGTCTATGGATAGTGACCAGCGCGCACTTGGTCAGGCCCTTGGTGACATTCGCAGCGAGTTCCGCGATGCGTTGGCAAGGCAAAACCCGGTCGAGGCTCCTAGACTTCAACAAATCAATACGGGCTACGCTAATCTCGTTCGCGTTGAAGACGCAGCGGGGGCTACTGGATCAATAGCGCGCGAAGGCGTGTTTACGCCTGCACAACTCGCCGCAGCCGTTCGTCGCAACACGGGCAGCCGGTCTCAGCGTGGGGCCGGTGAGGGCCTTATGCGCGACCTTGCGACCAACATGGGGGAAGTATTGCCATCTACCGTGCCTGACAGCGGCACGGCTGGACGCGTTGGCCTTGCGGCGGGCCTCGGAGGCGTCTCGGTGCTTAAGCCTGAAATCGCCATTCCGCTTATTGCTGCGTCAAGTGCGCCCTACACCAAAATTGGGCAGTCGCTGATTAACGCCATTTATCAGGCGACTGACCCTGAACAGGCCAGACCAGCGTTGGCCGAAATGGCACGGTTGGCGCAGCGGAACCCGGAGCTTCAGGAAGCCTACCAGCAAGCCGTTCAGCACGTTGCTCGGCTCGTTCAGCCCGACGTTCAGAGTCAACCACAAACCATGCCGCGAGCGCAGCAATGATTCCCATCATCCACCCGCCTGTAAACGGCACGGCAAGAATGACGGCTAACACGATGTATCGGGACATGACCGCAGCATACACCAAAGGAGGCCCGCTTGGCTAGAAACGGGTCGGGGAGCTATTCTCCCCCCTCAAACACATGGAACCCTGCGGTTCCTGAAACCGCTATCCTGTCCGATGATTGGAATGCGACGCTTGCGGACCTTGCAACGGCGCTGACGCAATCGCTTGCATCCGACGGCCAGACGCCTGCCGCTGCGGTTATCCCGTTTGCCCAAGGCATCCGCGTATCCGACGGCCTGATTACCGCGCCGTCCATTAGCGTGATTGGTGACACGGACACGGGCTTTTACTTTCCGGCGGCAAACTCGGTCACGCTGCTTTGTGGTGGCGTGTCAGTTCTGGCTGCCACAACGGCTGGCGTAACCTTTCCGCTCGGTGTGACGTTTGCTGGCAATCAGACTGTAACCGGCAACCTGACGGTCAACGGTAACACGACTATTGGCAATGCCGGTGCGGATACGCTCTCGGTTGTGGCGACTGGCACGTTCACTGGAAATCAGACGTTCAACGGAACGGCCACGTTCACCTCGACTGTGACCGTTCCTGACGCATCGTTCACAAACGCCAAACTGGCAAACATGGCGACGATGACGCTGAAGGGCCGTGTAAATGCGGGTTCTGGCGTCCCGGATGATCTGAACGCTACGCAGGCAACGACCATTCTTAATCCGGTGGTTGGCGATAGCGGCTCGGGTGGTTTGAAGGGCTTGGTTCCGGCTCCGGCGGCAGGTGACGCGGCTGCGGCCAAGTTCCTTAGTGCGGCGGGTGTATGGGCTGCTGCCGTGCCTGTCGGCTCAATCACGATGTATGCCGCGAACACGGCTCCGGCTGGCTGGCTGGAATGTAACGGAACGGCTGTGTCCCGCACGACCTACGCCGGATTGTTTGCTGCTATCGGCACTGTGTTTGGGTCGGGTGACGGGTCCACCACGTTCAATCTGCCGGAGATGCGCGGCGAGTTTGCGCGCGGTTGGGATAATGGGCGGGGCATTGATCCGGCTCGCGCGTTTGGTTCGGCGCAAGCAGATGAGCTTGAAGCGCACCTTCATAGCGTTCAGCCGCCTGCTGCAAGCAGTGAGGGCGGTTCGGGCAATACGACCACCGGCACCGGAGGCGCGGAAACCATTACGCCATACAACACCGATTCTACGGGCGGAACCGAAACCCGCCCGCGCAACATCGCCCTCATGTTTATCGTCAAGTTCTAAGGGTCAATTATGTCTAACACGCCCCGCAAGACTTTTCCTGAGCTTGAGGCGCTTACTGCTCCGGTAGTCGATAGCGATGTGCTGGCTGTTTACCGCTCGCCGGGTCCAGCCAAGCGCACGACGGCCTCTGTTCTCGGCACCTACGTTGGCACCGTCATCGGTACGGCTTTTACGCGGTCTTTGCTGGCCACTGCCAACCAAGCGGCCTTCCTTGCAGCGTTCGGCCAGATCGACCTCGTTGAGACAGATTTTGTGCAGGCGGGAACGGGCGCAACGGCTGTCACTGGCCAAGCCAAACTGCGTCAGGCTTCTGTTCAGCCTAATGCGGGCGAGTTTGGCGCGTTCACTAACGCTACGGTGACGACGGCCACACTCCTCGCCGCCTTCACCGCTGCGATGGCAGACGGACGGCCCGTGGAGTTGTCGGGAAGCTACACGATCAACGGCCCGATCACGCCGGTTATCCCGGTCGAGGGGGCGGAACTCCACGTCATCCTGAAAGATGATGTGACGATTACCGTTGACGCCGGATCGACGGCGTTCAACCGCGTTTTCTATGCCGAAAGCACGACGGTCAAGAGCCACAGCTTTTCCGGCCCCGGCACCCTGACCATCAACTGCAACAACAAGGCAGCGGCTGGCATCTGGCTGCGGCATACGGCTTCGTCAAAGGGCGGCACTGTCGTTCTGAACCCGCCAATCACCGTCAAAAACCTGACCGGCACGGCAGCGTTCACGACGGCAGCAGGCATCATCGTCCTTGGCCGCTATGAGCGCATTATCATGCGGTCGCCTACGGTCGAGGACGTAACCCGTTCGGATGCGTCGGGCGAGTGCAGCGGCATTACCTGCTCGGGCTTTGAGGGCGAGGTGGAGATTTACACGCCCGTCGTCCGGCGCGTGTTGGTTGGTGCCGGTACGGGCGATGCCGACTGCGTCAAATGCTTTGGCCACCAGAGCGGCACGACCAACAACCGCCGTGAAGGCTCGGTGCGGATTTACAATCCCGTGTTGGAGGACGGCCAAAGCCGCCTCTACAAGGACCAGTGCGGCAACACGATCATCTATCGCCCGATTGGCCGTCGCTACGCAGCAAACGGCGTGGCCGTGTCCAGCGCGGTAGATTTCGACTTCCAGAAGGGCGGCGGCTTGGTTCTGGACGCCACGCTGGAATACTACAAGAGCGGTGCGACCTCGCCCATCAGCGCGTCGCACAACGTCTTCGCTTTCCAGCAAGTCGTCGATAACTATCAGATGTACGGCGCGGCCCGGAACACCACGATTATCACCGAGGTGGCTATCGCGCGGATTGCTTTGGTGGTCGAGGGCGGCTTTGCATCCACGACGGAACTTGACGGCGGGACGATCATTGCGTCTGGCTCGCTGGCAACCACCGCGATTGACGAAGGCATTATGGTCTTCAACGCGGCAGAGGTTCTGGCCAAATCGACCACGACGACGCTGTCTGTGCGGAATTTCAACGCGCCTAACACCAACCCGGTGATTGCGTATCGTGGTTATCTCGGCTCAACCATCACGGACTTTACGAGCAAGCTAACCGTCCGTGTTGACCGCTGCGCTACGTCGCTGGCCATTACGGGTAACGCCACCCGCGCTATTTCTGACATCGCCAACAATCCGATCCTTGCCTATCAGGCGTTTGAGATTGGCGACAATCCCGGTTACCGCAACTGGTATCGGAACTTCGATATCTGTCTCAAGCGAATGCGGGCTGGCACGAAGTTTTCTGTCTTGCTGGATGACAGTTCGTTCCTCGACACGGACTACGCAACGCCGGTTTCGGTGCCGTGGGGAACGAGTGGTACACTGTCACTTAAGTGCGACGGTGTGACCAATACGAACACGACTGGCAATGATACGGTGATTGTGGCGTATTTGGACGCTGCGTCGCCTAACTCATGGTTCACGCTGGACGGCGGGCTTAACTGGCGGACGGGCAACTAATGATCCTCGAACCTGGCCACCTCATTACCCTCGGCCTCGCTGGTGTGGCCGTCATCATCTGGCTGGTGCGGCTTGAAGGCCGCGTCAACGGCAAGGCCACGACCGATCAGGTTGCGGCTGTGTCGGCGCATATCGGCACGACCGCTGCCGTCGTTGCCACGTTGCAAGCTAAAGACGCCTCGCATGACAATACGCGCGACGAGGTCATTCGGCTGCAAGAGCAAATTAAGCACCTGACGGACCTTATTGAGCGTTTGTTGCCGCCGCCCAGTCACAGAAAGCCAACGGCATGACTGACATTCCCCTGCCAGATCATCCTATTCGCAAGCACTGGGCTTGGCAGGCGTTTGACCGCCTGTGGCGCCCTACGGCTGGTTGGGTGGTTGTCATTGGCACAGCGTATGCCGGGTTCATTGGCCACGCCATCGGCAAGCCCATGAATGAGGGCTATCTTGCCGTGTGGCTAACGTTTGCGGCTGCGGTGCTTGGCCTTAAGTCGTGGGAAAAACTGAAGGGCGTTGCCTGATGTCGTTCGTTCTTGGCTCACGCTCCCGTGCTAGGCTCAAGGGCGTTCATCCCGACCTGGTGCGCGTGGTTGAACTTGCCCTCACGTATAGCCCGCATGATTTTACCATCACCAAGGGTTTGCGAACGGTCGCTCGCCAACGTGAACTTAAGGCAGCTGGCGCGTCGCAAACGATGAACAGCCGTCACATTACCGGCCACGCGATTGATTTTGCGGTGTTGGTGGGCGGCAAAGTGCGTTGGGACTGGCCGCTTTATGGTCAGGTCGCGGAAGCGTTCCTGCGGGCGGCAAAAGAACTGAAGGTGCCAATCGTTTGGGGTGGTTCGTGGAAAACCTTGCGCGACGGTCCGCACGTTGAGCTAGACCGAAAGCGCTACCCGTGAAGTATCTCCGCATCATTACTCCGACCGGCTGGCTCGTCATTGCAGCGGTTGCGGTGGTGCTGTTCGGTCTCGCCGGTTTGGCCCGCCCTAGCTTCCTCGGCTTCAAGTTTGACCCGTTCGGCATTGATGCGCGGAAACTCGACCGACTGGAAAGCCAAGTCTCGGTGCTAGAGCGCGAGGCGGTCGGCAACGCTGAAATAGCAGCGGCAACACAAACATTTCACACGCGGGAGGTTGTAATCCGCGACCTTGCCCGCCAAGCTGAAACCGAAGCGAGGACGGCACCGGATGCTGAAACGCCCCTTAACGCTGACCGCGTGGCTCGCATACGCGCTGCTGATCACCGGCTGTGCATCGTCGCCCCGTCCATCTGCGCCAGTCCTGATGCTGCCGGAAGCGGCGCGGACGCCCTGCCAGTTGCCGACCCTGCCGGATAGCCCAACCATCGCTGACCTTGAAGTCACGCACGACGCTAGGGGCCTAATGCTGGCCGTTTGTGACGGGCGACGGGATTTAGCGGTCCAAGCCTTCGACGCTCAATCTCGCGCCCTGACACCCCCTCCCCGCCCGTTCTGGCGCTTTTGGTGACCCGACATGGCCCAGCCTAGCCTTTCCCGCGAAGTCGCTCTTGAGACAATTCAGCGCGTTGAGGCGAAGTTACGGGAGGGTTTTCGGCCCACTGGAATCGGCGGGTCTGGGCCTGGTGCGGCATCCGCTGCGGCTGATGCGTGGGGCATATCGCGCGGCACGTTCAACGGCAGGCTGGCGGCGGCAAAGCTCCATTACGGGCTAGAGCCGGACGACACGCTTTATCGGTCGCAACGGTATCAGCAGCCGGTTCCGCGAGCCGTCGTTCACAATGCGCCCCCTCCCGAGCCGCAAATGAGCCGACCATCTGGCAACCCGGTTCGGGTGCTGGCGATTGGTGACTTGCATCAAGACCCGCGACACCCCGACCGGCTTCGGGTGCTGACATGGATTGCGCGGTATGCCTCGCTCCATCGGTTTGATCACATCGTCCAGATTGGCGACTGGTCAACATGGGATAGCGTAAATCAGCACGACCGGAACGACACCGCCGGGGCAAAGCATAAGCCGTCCATTGCGCGGGACATGGAGAACCTGAAGGATAGCCTTGCCGCGTGGCGAGCGGGCATCGCGCCAGATTACAAGCCCCGCCAGACCGTTGTGCTAGGCAACCACGAAAACCGGCTAGAGCGTTTCGAGAACGCTAACCCGGAAGCCCTGGGCACATTCACCACGGAACGCGATCAAGCCTTCCTCCAATACGGCTGGAAGACGCGGCCCTATGGCGAACTGTTCTACATCGAGGGCGTGGCGTTTACCCATCACCCCGTCAACGGCCTAGGCAGAGCGTTCGGCGGCGAGACTGGCCCGCAACGGGCGGCGAACAAGACAACCGTTCCCGTCGTGTCGGGCCACACCCACAAGCGACAAGTTCACGACGCGGCGAAGATCGGCCCGGTTGACGTTATCAGCATGGTCGAAATCGGATGCGCTCTGCCGTGGGGCGTGGTCGAGAGCTATGCAAAACACGGCATGACGGGCTGGTGGCATGGCGTGGTGCCGATGACGGTTCACGGCGGGGTCATCACTGACCTAGCCTTTGTCAGTATGCTTACGCTTGAGCGAGACCATGCAGATTGAGCCCTTTGCCCGGCTCCTGTTCATGGAGGCCGCAAAGGGCTTGAACCGCAAGGCGTCGGCCAGGTTTGCCCGATACCAGGCCCGCATCGGTCGCCCGGTTCCGCGTTCATCTACAGACCGAAGGCCAGACCCCGGCACGTTGGATGATGGGGACGCCGAACTCGGCTAACCCCTACCCCGTTCCCGTTGGGGCTTGTGGCCCGCCGCTTCCTTAACCGGGGCGGCGGGCTTTTTGCGTTTATCCCGCCCTCTCTGACTGAATGAGGTCTAGGATGGCGTCGGCTGCTTCATCACGCTCCCAGCAGGACCATCGCGCGGCATTACCCGCCAGCCAAGCCCGGTCTAGTTGGGCCAGCGCCCGCTCCCGCAATTCTCCTGTATCGGCGGATGGCTTAATGGGGGCGGGGTGGGCGCAACCGCAATCGACGCAATGCGTTTGCTGTCCCGCACTATCGACCGACCATGCGTCGTGCGGGCAAGCCACAGCCTCCACAGGTGCGTCAGCCGATGAACCCTCTCCTTGGGGAGACGCTGCGAGGTCCATCGTCTCGCCGTCCAGTTTGGCAAGTTCTGCCAGAGCCGCCTCGCGTTTTGTCGGCACGGCTTCTTGGGGAGAAGCTGCGAGCATATCTCGCCACAGGCCAATCAGCGGCCCGTAGCTATCCAGACGGACAAGCGGCAGCAGGGCTTCGCGCCCGTTCACCAGCATCGCCTCAGTCGGCTCGCGGGGAACTCTCACTGTATCAGTCATGGCTTGTCCTTGTGGTTGGCAGGACGACTGTGCATCGGACAATCGCCGGAATAGTAAAAACAGGTGCCAACATCGGTCGGGATGCCCTGACCACGGCGGTTGTCGGACACGGGGCAAGTGCAGCCGCCGTCTATGGCCGCGTCGGAACCCGGCTTAGGTTTCTCCGCTTCCTCTAGGCGTGTGACGAGAGGGGTGGTCATGCTTTAGCCTCATCGCTCGGGAGAATTTTGGACAGGACATAGGAGAGTTCCATCGCGGCGCACCGTTCGCTGGCTGCTAGGTGCGGCTGCCTCTCGGCGTCGTGACGCTTGGCAGCGTCGAGGCAGACAGCGCGCCGACCCTCTATGATCTTCGCTATCTTGTTAATGCTGATACGTTGCCCGCTCATCCCCTCTCTCCTGCATTGGGGGTGGTGGCTTCTCCGGTAGTGAGAGTAGCGCGGGCTTCCGACAGCATCGCGATCAGTTTGTCAGACGCATCGATTGCATGGTCGCGCCCGGCCATATCGGAGCCGCAGGAGCCTCGGCAGGTCTTAATGTAGCCGTTGACCTCGCGAAGCAGCCGCGCCCACTCAGAGGCCCTTTCCAGCACATATTCTCGCGGCCACGGGGTAGCTCGAAGCACCCGGTTCTCGTCCCGCATCCTCTCAACAGTAGCCAGAAGCTCGGCTCGTTCGGAGAGGAGGATGCGGAGGTCTGCGGTTCTGACGACAGCGCCTCCAAGGGTCATGGCGTGGTTAGCGGTCAAGTCCGCCGTCAGCCGCTCAACAGCCCGTTGCAGTTCATCCGGTGCGGTCATGTCATCCACCACAGCGAGACGACGCCAGCGAGGGCCAGCAGGATGATGATGCTTCTCGGACGAAGCACCTCGGCCACGGCGCGGACCCAGAGCGGCACCTCGTCGGAGGGGCGGAAGTCAAACCCGCGATTGCTCTGGTTGGTAGCCTGAGCGGCTTTCATGCGGTGGCAAACGTATTCTGCTCGGTCAATCATTGGTTTCCTCCCTTTCGGACGCTGCTGCCATTTCGGCAAATTGGTTCGCCCATGTTGTGTTTTGGTAATCCGCCAGCTTGTCGCGGACCCATGCGGAATGCTTTTCAGGAACCCCGTGAGCGGCATAGGTGCGGCTGGTGCGTTCGTTGACGCCGATAACCCTAGCCGCCGCCCTCTGGCTTAGCTTGAGGGCGGCGATGGCGGCTCGATACTGGTCAGAAGTCATACAGGTTCCGCGTGAATGCTTCCTCCGCGCGATTGTCGCACGGATCGGAAAACCAGTTGTCATAGCCAGCGGCGTAGCCAGTCTTGAAGTCGCGATTAGCGTCTGGCCAAACGTGAAAATCTTTTCCTGCCTCTGCCGCACCCTCGCCTGCCTCACGACCGGCTGCGTATTGTTCGCCGTCAAAACCGTATTGGTCGGTCATCTGTCTTCTCCTCGGGGCTTGATTGCCCTCGACACACAGACCCTAGGCCCGGACCGCCCTAGGCGTCAACACCCTTAGACAAATTATTTTCCATCGCCGCCATAAGCTGCTGGCGTTGTGCCGCTGCCTTGTCGCAAGCGTCTTTCATCTCGGAGAGCGTCGGGAAAAAGTTGGGCTTTTCGGAACGGTAGATAAACCGCTCAACCACCGCCTTGGAAACGTCAGCCGGGTATTTGGCCAGACAATCGCTGTAGAGCCGCAGGATGACCTTAAGGCTGTTCTCGCTGTCCTGACGGTGCGCTGTGACCGCGTGGAGCGTTGAAACCAGTTCCTCGCACCTTTCGACCGTCGCAGGCGTCATGGCGCTCTGTACGGCCCGTAGAGCCTCAGAACGGTTGTCGTCCGTCAGGCCCTCGAATAAATACCCCGTCACTGTCCGTAGGTAGCCACCCGTCGTCGGGTAGGTCAGGCTGACTTGCGGCTGCGGAACGACGCTCAATGAGGATATCAACCATTGATGCAGGTTTCTGTCTGTGTCCTCCGGCGCTTGGCTTTCCAGCTTGGCCAGCGCCGCGCCGGTTGCGACACCACGTCCGCCAAGTGGCTGGCCAGTCGAGTTTGCAGCCTCCTGCGCCCGGCTTACTAATCCAGAAATCACGGAATTGATCGGCTTCACGTCTTGTCTCCTCGGGGGTCATGTTCTGGCTGGCTGCGAATGAAAGATCGGCTTGCGATGGAACCCAATCCGAAGGCAATCGGGAGCCTTTCTTTGGAGAAGACGTAGTCTTCTCTTTCTTTAACTCTGGTTCTGGTTCTGGAGAATGCTTAAGCGATCGTGAAGCATTTGCTGACGCCAGTTTGTTAGATTTCAATGCCTTAGCTCTCGCACCGGCTTTCCCGGAATCTGATCTTTTCTGCGACTTTTCTTCAGCGATTGAGAGTTCAGCGGAGAGCCTTTTCTGCGTAAACCCGCCCTCGCAAGGCGTGAAAAACTCCAGAACCTCGGCACAGATTTTCAGCCAACGGGACGGCGTTAGGCCCGCGATTCTGGCCAGCTTTACGGGGTTGTCAGACAAGACGCCTTCGGAGCGCCACATGGTCATAAGCAGGAGCAAATAGGCCCCGTGCTGCTCGGTTGTCAGGTGCCGCGTGTCGCCAAGGTAGTCGGCGACGTAAAGCTGCATGAAGGGGGCGCTCATTCGTCGCCTCCGCACCATGTGCCGCATTCTGCGTCTTGCTCGTCATCGGGCGGGATGTCGAAAAAGTCGGGCTGTTCCTCAACCTCGCGAACAAGGTCGGAAAACGTCCATTCTTTTGAGAATGAGCCTTTGCTGTTCACTTCCTGTGTGGCCCACCAAGCCGCCCGCTCGGGGTTTTTTCGGATAAGGCCCTTGAGGGTCCCGCGACCCTTTAGGAAGCAAAGGTCACAGTTTCCCTCGTGGGGCTTAAGGCCAAGGTCAAAGTCCTGAGCCGCCCAAAATGCCTCTACATCGCGGCGCGTTATTTTTGCGTTTGCTAACGGCACCTTGCTGGTCCACGGAGACTTGCCTTCGTAATTCCGCGCGAGCGTTTTAAGGACGCGGTGTCCTTCGTCGTGCCGAAGACCTACGGCATTGTTCCAAGTCGTCCAGCCCTTCTCGGTCTGGATAAAATGCTTGATCGTATTGACCTTCATTTCCTCCGTGCAAAAGCGCATCACGGAATTGGGCGTGAAGGATTTAGCCTTTATAAGCCGCTCAAACGGCTCGCCGTCCCGACTGGAGCTATTGTAGCTGACGCGCTCGTAGCGGCCCGCGCTAGGTCCAGATCGAGAGACAAACTCAAGCCACACAATATCGACGCCCCATCTCGCGCCACACTCATAAACGAAGCGTAGCGTTTCAGGCCGCTCCTTGCCAGTGTTGGCAAAAACAACGACGTGATTTCCCGGCAAAAGACCCTTGTAGGAGCGTAAGGCCCGCCAAAGCATGTAAGCAGACGTGCGCCCGCCGCTGAATGACCAGACGGTCGGTCCGTCAAAAACGAACGGGTCGCTCATGATGGAACCGCCCGAAGGCTTGCGCTGTTAGATTGGTCGCGGTATATCCGCATTGTCGATGGCTCCTCGAAAGCCGTTGGCACAGGGAGGGCTTGAAGCGACTGGCACGAAGCTTCGCCCTCCCTCCCTTTTTGCAACATTGCAAGGACGAAAGCAAGGCGCTAACCTCGCCAAGCCGCCATGCGTTTCCTCCCTTGTTATGGTGGCTAGACTAGCCCGGCGGTTTGAGAACATCACCGCCGGGTCTTTCTTAAATCAAAACTTCCTGAATAGGCTTGGCGACAGGCTCCGCGAACAAGCGGGGCTGCTTGTAGGCTTCTGCGATGCGGCGGCAGGCGGCTTCAAAGTAGCGTTCCTCGCGCTCAATGCCCGTGAACGACAAGCCAGCAAGCGCACAAGCTACGCCCGTTGTCCCTGATCCCATGAACGGGTCTAGCACCGAGCGGGTGTCAGCCGGTAACTGAGCGAGGCACCATGACATGACGTTGACCGGCTTCTGTGTGGGGTGGTCGCCGCGCTTTTCACCGTTCCCGCGCACACATCCATTCCAAAGAAAGCGGATACGTCTGACTGCCTTCTTCATGTTCGTCCACGCAAGTTCGCAGTCGGCAAAGTCTGTGTCGCCGTTCAGCTTGTCCCAGACAAGCCAGCAGGACGTTGGCGGGAGCGCGTAGTAGTTTCCGCCAAAGATGATTTGGGTCTTGCCCAAGTC